CTGCCTAACGCAGTACCACGCCCTGCGCATGGCCATTCAGACGAGCAAGCACAAACCCTTCGAGTTAGTTACCGACAACCAGGGCGGACACAAGAAGCACGCCGCCAGTGGCTTTTTGAGCAAAATAGCCACCATGCACCGCACGACAATGCCCTATAACGGCGAATCGAAGACTATAGAGAGCGTCTTCGGCCGGTTCCAATCGCAGGAATTACACAAGGACTGGCGCTTCACAGGCCAGAATGTGGGCGCAGTGAAAAAGAACAGCCGCCCGAATGCTGAGTTCCTGAAAGAGAACAAGGACAAGCTATACACGCTTGACGAGCTGAAGGACGCCTATGCGGCAGCCAGGCAGCGATGGAACGAATCGGCACATCCAGCCACCGGCCAGCGTCGCATCGATATGTACAATACAAGCGAGAACGAAGACACGCAGGAAGTAACGCTATACGATATGGTGGATATGTTCTGGATGTTCACAGAAAAGCCGGTCACCTTTACCGACCAGGGCATTACGTTCACGGTCAAAGGCAAGAAGTACACTCGTGAGGTTTACGCTTCACCAGGCAAGCCTGATCACGATTGGCGCCGCCAGAATACTTACCGCCGTTTTATCGTGGCCTACGATCCCTACGATATGACCAGCGTTCGCCTGTACAGGCAGGAAGTCGACGGTGGAAGACGTTTCGAACGTACGGCCGAGCCGTATTTCGTAATATCACGCGCAAAGCAGGATCAGACGGCTGTCGACCACGATTTCATCAAGCAGGAATTAGAAGCCAACCTGCGCGACCGCATCAACCGCCAGGTGGAAGCTCGCACAATCGAGCACGAGAACGGTACAGCGCCTGAACAGCACGGCTTGAGCACGCCGCGAATAAAAGGCGCAGGTAAGAAGGCTAACGACGAGATAGAGCGTCAGCTTGAGCGTCGCACGGCGAAATACCGGAAGCCGGCTATCGACTTTGAGCTGGGTCGGTACACGAAAAACATTTCAATGGAGGACTGGTTGAAGAACTGCGAGACAAATGAAGAGAATGAAGAAGATACCCCGCGGTTAGAGCTTCCGAAGAAAATAGACTTCAGGAAGACGGCAGGGAAGATATAGATCATTGTTGTTTAGTAAATCATAAGTTGAAAATTGTTCGCTTTTAGAAAGCAAAGGCCTCCCGGTTCGCGAGAATAGGGGCGCCGTTTTAAAAAGAAACTTCAAAATACACATATACAAATGGAACAAAAACAGAAAGAGCAGATAAGGGAATCGCTCCGCCGCTATGTGGCGAAATACCCTTCACAGAACAAGGCGGCGCAGAGCCTTCGCGGTATCAGTGCAGCTACCCTCAGCGCTATTATGAGCGGCAAATGGGAGAACATAAGCAACGACATGTGGCGCAACCTCGAGGCCCAGGTAAGCAATACGAGTACCACCAGTTGGCGGACAGTTGCCATCACCTCGAATCAGGAGATGCAGTTCGCTATGAGCGATGCCCAACAGTGGCGCAACGTTACATGGGTTGTCGGCGAAGCCGGTTGCGGAAAGACAACCACCGCGCGCCAGTATGAGGCTGAACACGGCGAAGTATTCTACGTTTTATGCTCGGAAGACATGCGCCGAGGCGACTTCATTCGCGATATAGCCCGCCGCATTGGCATACGTACTGACGGTTGCACGCTTCGCGACAATCTGGATGCTATCACTGCTGCTCTGGTGCAGATGGAGAAGCCGCTACTTATCTTCGACGAAGCCGATAAATTGAGTGAGCGTGTGTTTCACTACTTCATCGACCTGTATAACCGGTTAGAAGAGCGCTGCGGTATCGTGTTCTTCTCAACAGCCTACATCAAGCGCCGCATCAAAATGGGGCTACGGTATGACAAGAAGGGCTACAATGAGATAGACAGTCGCATTGGTAGGAAGTTCTTTGAACTCGAGCCTACGTCAGCTCAGGATGTGTATGCAGTATGCGCTATGAATGGCGTGGATGACCGGGCTAAAATATCGGAGATTATCACGGAGACAGAAGAGTGCGGTTTCGACCTGCGCAGGGTTAAGAAAGCGGTGCACAGGGTGCGGCGCATGAGAGAGCACGAATCAGCAGTTGAACAACGATAGAACACTGATTGAATGATGGTCAGAACGCGAACGAACACGGACGGTACACGCCGATTACAACGCGCCCTCTCGGTCAGCGATGTGTACACGATGGAGAAACCCACCTATCGACTATCGGAACGGTGGCATGCAGCCTTCGGCGAGATTGACCGCACGGGAGTGTGGGTCATTTGGGGCAAAAGCGGCTCCGGAAAGACAACCTTTGTGTTGGAGCTTTGCAAAGAGCTGGCACGCTTCGGCCGCGTGGCCTACAACAGTCTCGAGGAGGGCGACAGTCTGACGATGAAAAACGCCTTCATTCGGGTTGGGATGAAAGATGTAGCCCGGCGGGTGATACTGCTTAACCGCGAGAGTATGGAAGACTTGCACGAGCGACTCTCCCGACCCAAAAGCCCCGACATCGTCGTCATCGACAGCCTTCAATACACCCGCATGCGCTACGCCGAGTATCAACGTTTTAAAGAAGCCCATCCCGATAAGCTGCTTATCTTCATTTCGCACGCCACGGGCGACAAGCCCAAGGGACAGGCCGCCGATGCGGTGATGTACGATGCCACGCAAAAGATTCTCGTCAAAGGCTACGTGGCCATCAGTAAGGGGAGATTTAAGCCTGGCGGCCGGTATGTGGTTTGGGAAGAAGGGGCAAGGCGCGTGTGGGGTGAAGACCTCAACAGTGAAATAGATAAGTTTATCGAAAAATAATAGATATGGAAATTAAATTCAAAAAAGGTGACAGCGTAATCATCCCTGAGGGGTGCAAGGCTGTAATTAACAACGGTATGGTGGTCTTTGAAAGGATTGTCCCGTTCAAAACAGGAGATATTCTTATATCAAGAGATAAGGGAGTAACACTAATATTTGACAAGATGTTAGATGCGGATTCCTTTATTGATATTTACTACCTTGGTGTACTTCCCTATCGTAGTTTTGTTTTAGAGAATTTCAGGCTTGCAACCGAAGAAGAAAAACAACTTTTCTTTGATAAGATGAAAGAAAAAGGACTACGATGGAACGCCGAGGAGAAGAAGGTTGAAGAAATTAAGTGGCAGCCCCAAAATGGTGAACGTTATTTCTTTGTTAACGCATATTGCGAAACTGGTAGTATTATATGCCTTGAAAATTACATTGACGAGCTCCTGGAAAAGGCGTGTAATCAGCTCCGCACAAAAGAACTGGCCGAGAAAGCCGCCGAGGCGGTAAGAGAAACGTTGAGAAGATTTCACGAAGAAAATAAAATAGAATGATGGAAAAGAAATGGGAACAACGGCGATACGAGATCGCCAAAGGTGTTATAACGGCGTGCGTCAATAACAACGAGATGCTTAGCTGCAATACCGAAAGGGCATTAGCGAAGTGGAGTGTAGCTGTCGCAGACATTTTAATCAAAGAATTGAAGAAAAATGAATAAACAAAGACTTAAACGGCGGGCGAACATCCTCTACCGCCTGCGTAAGAAAGGCATTAGAGCCGATACGAAGCAGCGCATTGTCTTCTGCGCAGCCGGCAAAGACATCACGAACATCGTACAGGTGAAACGGCTAAAGCAGGAGTTTCATTTTAACATCCAAATAGTAATTCAATAGAAAAATGAACAAGAAAGTTTACATCAGCGGTGCCATAGCGCACCACGACATCGACGAACGTAGAGCAACATTTGCCGCTGCCGCCTGTGGAATAAGAAATGCGGGCTACACGCCTGTTAACCCGTTCGAGAACGGACTGCCGCAAAGCGCAGACTGGCGCAAGCATATGAGAGTAGACATCGGCCTGCTGTTGCAATGCGATCGTATCTATATGCTGCGCGGTTGGGAACTGAGCAAAGGGGCGAAGTTGGAACTCGACGTTGCCAGTAGCTGTGGCATTCAAGTGATCTTTCAAACTCACGATTGATGATACATAAAGGCGATAAGTTCAAAGTACACTGGAAGGGTCACGAGGACTGTTATACCGGTAGACTGTATCAAGTGGTAGGAGTGATAGACGATTGCCGCTGCGCACGTCCATCGTGGTTGACAGGACTTCCTGAAACGCCCAGGAAACGACATTGCCATATTTCGGCAAGGTTGATACATTCGCCACTCTCGTCAAGAGATGAAGGATTGCATAGCTTTAACGGCATTGGCCCGGAAACGCTACGCGATATTGAGAACCCAGACTTCTGGTTGGAAATCGTAAGGCAGCCTGGTGATCAGTTAAGTTTATTTTAGTCAAAAAACATGAAGAAATTAAGATACTATTCAATCATACCCAACAACAAGCCGGAGTGGCTATTGCGGCTGCAGATGGATATCAGTCGGTACTACGGTCTCGGACTAATGGAAGACACCGAGGAGAATTGGAAACGGCTGAAGGCTTACGTAGATGCCAGGATGTTGGACTTGCATTGCGCACGTGGCGTGAAGATCAGAAGCAGCATTGGATCGAGGCTCGTAACCGACAACGGAAGAACCGTGCTGCACATCAGGCGCAATCGCGAGGTGATTCAGATTTATTATTTGCAAGAAATAGAAAATGCAGAAAGTAACCAATTTCCGCCGCTTCTATGCACTGCTCAAGAAGATGCCGGGAGTCGATAAGCAGCTGCTGGTCTACCAGCACACGAATGGCCGCACGGACAGCCTTCGCGAGCTCACCGCAGCCGAGTATCGCGCCTTGTGCGATGATATGGAGCGGGCAACCGGCTACGATGAAGTGCGTAGGGCGTTACGAGACGAGCTCAAGCATCGCCGTAGCATCGTCTTAAAGCTGATGCAGCAGATGGACATCGACACCACCGACTGGGGGCGGGTGGATGCCTTCTGTCTCGAGCCGCGCATCGCGGGGAAGCTGTTCTGCAAACTCAGCATAGAAGAACTCGAGAAACTCGCCACCAAACTGCGCATCATTCAGCGCAAGGGCGGACTTAAACCGCAAGAAACAAAAGACAAACCCGGTCGCGTCTCCTACATCGTCATTGATACGGAGCGGACCATAAAACATTAAACGATGAACAAAGAACTATTACAGGGTCTATCGGCCCAAGAGAAGAAAGAACTGCTTACCACCTTGCAACGCGAGGCCAATGCAGAGAAGAGTAGCCGCCGACAGGCCTACGAAGAGCTCAGGGCAAACTTTGCCCAAGAAGTGAAAGAGAACGTGGAAGAGTTGGTGATGGCCGTAGAAGGCTTCCGCCGCTGGCTCGATAACGATTGCCGGGCCTTTCGCGAGGTGATGGCCGAGTACGGGCAGCTTCGCAGCGAGGCTCAGGGTGGCTTTACGATTACGGTTAACGGGTTCCGCCTGGAGGGGAAAGCCAATAAGGTGAAAGGGTTTGA